ATGTATCTGCTACAACTGCACATTATTGGATCAATGGTAAATACAATCCAACTAAAAAACATCTTGTTAGAATTAATGAAATAACAGGGCTTAACTTATAAAAGAATTGAAAGGACTTGAATTATGAACAAAGTGCATTTTAGTATGCAAACAAATGAATGGACTACTCCACAAGATCTTTATGATGAATTAAATACTGAATTTAAATTTACTTTAGATCCTTGCTGCACAATAGAATCTGCTAAATGTGATAAGTTTTATACAAAAAAAGAAAATGGTTTAATACAAGATTGGAGTGAAGATATTGTATTTATGAATCCACCTTATGGCAGAGAAATACCAAAATGGATTGAAAAAGCATATAAAGAATCATTAAATGGTGCAATAGTGGTTTGTTTGATTCCTGCAAGAACTGATACAAGATATTGGTGGAAATATATATTTCCTTATGCTGAAATTAGGTTTATTAAAGGTAGAATAAAATTTGAGAAAAATGGAAAGAAAGCACCTGCACCTTTTCCATCAGCAATAGTCATATTTGGAGTAAACTCATGAGTGGTTGGATAAGTTTACATAGGAAAATATTAAAGAATCCTATATTAAAAAGAAATAAACAATATTCTAACTTTGAAGCATGGGTATGGCTATTATTAAGAGCAAACTATGATGATGCTAAAGTGCTTATAGGTGGTACTTTATATAGGCTTAAAGAAGGACAAATGATTACATCATTAAAGAAACTACAATTACAATTTGGTTGGGGCAATAGTAGATTAAATACTTTTTTAAAACTGCTTAAAGATGATGGAATGATTGATTACAAATCCAACACACAACTAACACAGATAACCATACTAAATTATAGTGAGTTACAAGGATTCCAAACTGCAAACAAATCACAACCAACTCACAAACAAACTGCAACCAAATTACAACCAAATACAAATAATAAGAATATAAATAAAGAGAATAAAGAAATAAGAACACATAAATTTTTTAAGAAAGTTGAACATATCTTTAATGAAAAGTATAATGTGTATCCTAAATCTATATTAGCAGAGTTTTGTGATTATTGGACAGAATCTAATCCTAATGGTAGGCAATTAAGATTTGAGCAGCAGAAAGTATTTGATATAAGTAGAAGATTGAGGACTTGGATCAAAAGAAGCAATGCTGATGAAACTGATCTTGTAAAGAAAGAACAGATAATAGAACAAAGGTATAAGGAACAGCAAGAAAAATTAAGAAAAGCAAATACTGATGTAGCATCTGATGAGGAAAGAAAACAAGCACTAGGACTAAAATAAAGGATAAGGACAATGGCAAGTAGATTTGATAGTGTAGAAAAAAGAATGGAGTTTAATGCTCCTGAAAAATATTTTGAATACTTAATGGATCTAAAAGAACATAGATATATAAAATATGGATTAGATAAATCTTTACCAAAGTTAAGTAGATTTGTAAGAAACACACCTGATTACATTGTACAAAGTGGTGATTATAATACCACACCACATTTTGTAGAAGTGAAGGGCAGTAAATCAAAATTTAAAATTAAAACAAAGGATTATTATGAATATATTAAATGGAATAAAATAATGCCTTTATTTTTTTATTTTTACTCTTATCAATACAAACAAAATAAATGGGTTACATTTGAGAAAATAAAAGAATTGAAAACAACAGCAGAAACAGGTGTTTATGAAAACAATAATGAAGAATATTTTATAGTAGAATGGAGTTTAGTATGAGCAAGATGATTAAAAAGAATCTTAAAATAAAAGAAAAAGTATGTAAGGATTGTGGAATAAAAGTTGATGATAATAATGGTGCAAGAGTAAATGGTTATTTAAAAAGGCAATGCAGAGAATGTAGAAGAAAATTTCATAATGAACTTAACAAAAAGAAAAGAGATAGATTAAAACTATTTAAGAGTTGGTATGGATAAACTAAAAACTGAACACATATATCAAGGTAATTGTATAGATGTTTTAAAAGATATGCCTAGTGAATCAATAGATTGTGTAGTTACATCTCCACCTTATTGGGGTTTAAGAAATTATCAAGAAGAAGAACAATTAGGATTAGAAGAAACACCTGAAAAATTTGTTGCTAATCTTGTTAAAGTATTTAGTGAAGTTAAAAGAGTATTAAAATCATCAGGATCTTTATGGCTTAATTTAGGTGATACTTACTATAATAAAAGTTTGGCAGGTATTCCATTTAGAGTGGCTTTTGCATTACAAGCAGATGGTTGGTATTTAAGGCAAGATATTATATGGGCAAAAAATAATTGTATGCCTGAATCTGTAAAAGATAGATGTACTAAATCACATGAGTATATATTTCTATTAACTAAATCACCTAAATATTTTTATGATATAGATGCTATAAGAGAACCTGCAACACAAGTAAGTATTGACAGATCCAAAAGAAAAATGAATATTAGAAAGATTACACCTAAAGAAATAACATATGAAAAAGCACAAGATTCTACAAGAATAGTAAGAGAAGACCATATGAGAAACAAAAGATCAGTTTGGAAAATGAACACAGCATCATATAAAGAAGCACATTTTGCTACATTCCCAATAGAACTACCAATTACTTGTATTAAAGCAGGTTGTCCTGAAGGTGGTATAGTATTAGATCCATTTTTTGGTAGTGGAACAACAGGTTTTGCAGCACAAGAATTACATAGACATTGGGTAGGTATAGAATTAAATCCTGAATATATAGAAATAGCAAATAGAAGGGTAGGACAAACTAATTTATTTATATAAGGAGTAATATGGATAGTGATATATTAGAAGTTAAAAAGAAAATTCCAAGTGGTAATCAGATCATAAGAAACCATTGGGCAGTTAATAGAAGAAATAAACAAGAATGGGCATTGCTTGTAAGGAATCAAATGAGGTTAAGAAAAGTAAAAAAAGCAACTGCTGATGATAAATATACTTTACTAATTATATCTTATAGAAAAAGAAAATTAGATAAGGACAATCTATATACAGGTTGTAAATCATTAATAGATGCTTGTGTAAGTGAACAATTAATATTTGATGATTCACCTGATTATGTGGATCTAAAAGTTGAGCAATATAATGCTAAAGAAGAACATACAATGATAATTAGAAAGATTATAAATGATTGATTTAATATTAGATGATTGTATGAATGTTATGAGTAAATATGAGGATAATCATTTTGATTTGGCTATTGTAGACCCACCTTATGGTATAGATGTTGCAAATGATAATAGATTTGGTAAACTTGCAAGTAAAAAATCAGCAACATTAACTAAAAATTATACAAAAAAAAATTGGGATAATAATGTTCCAGATGAAAAATACTTTAAAGAATTATTTAGAGTAAGTAAGAATCAAATAATATGGGGGGTAAACTATTATCCATATAATTTTTTAAATGGAGGAAGAATATTTTGGTATAAAAATGTTCCTGAAGGATATACAAAAAGCAAAGGAGAGATAGCATATAAATCAAAAAAATTAGGTATAGGAGTTGATTTTGTTAATATTATGTGGCATGGAATGTTACAAGAAGATATGAAAAATAAAGAACAAAGATTTCACCCTACACAAAAGCCTGTAAAATTATATAAATGGTTACTACATAACTATTCAGAAAAAGGACAAAAGATATTAGATACACATTTAGGAAGTGGTAGTATTGCTATTGCTTGTCATTACTTTGGTGTAGATTTAGTTGGCATAGAAATAGATGAAGAATACTACAATAAGGCTAAAGAAAGGATAGATGAACTAACAAAACAAGAAACATTGTTTTAGTAATTGTTTTTAAAATATATTAATAATGTTATATTACAATTACATATTATGGCTAAAAACACACAAAATAAAGAAGATAAAGTAACACCTGTTACACTTTCTGATAAAAAAGAAAAGTTTCTTAAAGCATATAAAAGTAGTGGTTGTAATGTTGCTAAATCATGCAGATGTATTAAAATATCTAGGCAGACTTACTACAGATGGAAAGAGGATCAGCAATTTAAAGATGCTTGTTATGAGATAGAAGAAGGGTTGATAGACAATGCAGAAAGCAAACTGCAAGACCTAATAAACAAAGGCAATCCTGTAGCCATATTTTTTTATTTAAAAACTAAAGGCAGAAAAAGAGGATATGATGAAAGACAAACTATTGATATAAACAAACCATTTGATAAGATAGAACTTGAAGGCATCTAATTTAATATTAAAAAAAGAACACTACTTACCACACCAATGGGATTTCCTAACAAAGAAGGGCAATCCAAAAGCAAGGATAAGTGCAATGGTTGGTGGCTTTGGTTGTGGTAAAACAAAAGTATTATTAACAAAGGCTGCATACTGCTTGACAAACAAAGTTAATCCTGTGTCAGGTAAATCAAATGGCTTGATCTTATATCCTACTTATTCATTAGCAGATGAAGTATTTGTACAGCCTTTTATAGAATTGTTAGAGAAATGTCATATACCTTATGATTACAATATTGCATCACATAAGTTTAAAACCATTTATGGTGATATAAAGATATATGTTACTAATCAAGCAAATAAGATTGTTGGTAGTAACTACACATGGGCAGGAGTTGATGAATTAGATATTGAATCATTTAAGAATGCTGATATTGCTATATCAAAAGCATTAGGTAGGTTAAGAGGTTGTGAAGATGCTGAACTATTTATTACTACTACACCTGAAGGTTATTCTTTTTGTTATGACTTTCTTGTTACTAAAGCATCACCTGATAAAGTAGTTGTTCATGGTAAAACAACAGACAATCCTTATTTACCTAAATCTTATATACAATCTTTAAGAGATAATTATGATAAGAACTTATTAAAGGCTTATCTTGATGGTGAATTTACTAACTTACAAAAGGGAAATACATATCATGGTTTCAGTAGAGAAAAAAACATTAAAGAATGCTTATACAATAGAAGTAAACCAATCCATGTGGGAATTGACTTCAATGTGGACCCAATGTGTGCAGTTGTCATACAAGAGCAACCAAATAGTCCTAACATACAAGTCATAGATGAAATACAATTATCATCTGATGGAAGTGGTGATTTATTAACAGATAGAATGTGCAAGGTTATCAAGCAAAGATACCCTAATGCAAACTACAATGCTTATCCTGATGCAACAGGTGCAGCAAGGCATTCATCTGCAAGATATAGTGATATAGATATTATTAGAAGAAATGGTTTTCAGGTTCATGTTAGGCACATTAATCCATTGGTTGTTAATAGAGTTAATAGTATGAACAACAATCTTGCTAAAGATAACATGATTATTGATCCTAAATGTAAAGGACTTATAAGAGATTTAGAACAGGTAGTAAATAAAGAAGGTACAAGAGATATAGACAAGACAACTAATAAAGAATTAACACACTTATCAGATGCACTAGGTTATTATGTTGATTATAAACACCCAACTGTTAAGCCTGTGTTAGGTACAACTGATAGATAAAAGGAGTAGGATATGATTCCAAATGCAGGTGAATTAGCAGTATTAATGAGCAAGTTTGATGTAGCACAGCAAAGAAAGAATAAGTGGAAGCAGAGTAGATATGAAGCAATGGATTACTACAAAGGTGTTACTGATGAATACACATCTAAATACTTTAGTAGTTCTACATTATCAAAGGTAGTAACAGGTAATGTTAATGTTACTAAAAGAGTAATAGACAGAGTATCTTTAGTGTATATGACACCACCTACAAGATTATATACTAATGAAGAAACACCTAATTTATTTGTTGATAAAGATTTAAAACTACAAAGGCTTGAAAGAATAACTAATCTGCTTGATGCTGTGCTTTTAAAACCATGTTGGAGAATGGGAGAAGATGGTAATGGTCATATTGAATATGATATTATATGGGATTATGAACCTATGTTTGGTGATGACCCATTAAGTCCTACTGCTATAGTGTACCCTATTGCAAAGAAATCATCTGTGCTAGATACTACTCCTGAACTATGGTCCTATTGGGATTCAGAGAATCATTTCACCTTTGATGCTAATGGCAAGATATATACCAATGAAGATAACCCTGATATGTTTAATCCATATGGAAGGTTACCATTTGTTGAATGTTACAGAGAAGGCAAACCTGAAATGGATTATTTAGATACTAATTCATCTAGTGATTTGATTGCTACTAATCTATCTATCAATGTAGCAGAAACAAATAAGAATGCTAATGTAATGTTTCAATCATTTGGTTATATGTTTGTTAATGGATCTGGAATAGATAAAGATAGTATTGAAGTTGGACAAGACAAGATCAATTTTCTTGGTGTAGATGGTACTATAAACATAGTAACACCACCTAATGCAATACCTGCACTTGATGAATCAATTAAATCATCATATAAGATGTTAGCACAGAACTATCACTTGCCTACTTCTTTTGTTGAAGGTACTACTGCTGAATCAGGAGTAGCATTAAGATTAAGAAACCAAGAACTGCAAGATGATAGAAAGTCAGATGTTACAAGGTGGAGAAACCTAGAACATGAATTGTTTGAATTAGAAAAACTAATGATAGCAGTAGAACTTGGTAAAGATGCAGGTGATTTAGAAGATGTTGATTTTAGTGAATCAGTAGATATACTATCAGACCAAGAGCAAAGAGATAAATGGGAATGGGAATTATCTAAAGGTATTATAGATGTTGCTGATATACTAATGCAAAAGAATCCTGATTTAACAAGAGAAGAAGCAGAGGAATTACTTGCAGAAAAGAACACAATAACAGAAGAAGCAGAAGCACCACAGAATACATTACTTGAAGCATTAGCAAAACCTGTAGAGTAATGCCTGACCAAGATAAAATAAATGATGTTGCTGAACAAGTAACTACAATGCTTGATAAAGCAAAATTAGAATTAGCACAGGATTTGCTTAAATTAAGAGATAAAGTAACACCTGATGAATTTATCCAAGCATTAGAAAAGATGGATTTAAAGGCTATTTTAGATGCAAAGATAAGCAAAGCAAAGCAGTTATACATACAACAACATAAAGTAGTATTGGAAGAAACTATACCATTTGGAGATTTAGATGCCAATAAATGAACAAACATTAGAATCTTTTGTTTCAAGCAACATAACTGTGTTAGATGAAATTGTAGGCACAGATGCTTCTGAATTAAAGAACATACTTAACTCTGCTACTATATCAGGTATGGAAGCATCAGAGGTGCTTAATAAAGTAACTGCTGCATCATCTGCTGCAGGACAAAGAGCAATACTTAATACAACATTAAATACATATTCAAGAGTAGCAACTAATACTATGATGAAAGATGCACCTGCTGATACAAAGTATGTTTATGTAGGACCTATTGATGAGAAAACAAGACCTGAATGTTTATCAATGGCAAGTGCAGGTCCAAAAACAGAAGCAGAAATAGTATCTACTTTTGGATCAGGAGTGTTAGTAGATGGTGGTGGTATTAATTGCAGACATAAATGGGAGATAGCATCTGATGAAGGTATTAAGTTATTTGAAGGCAAACAAGCACAGCAAGTAATAGCAGGTAAAACTAAACCTAAAGTAAGTGCATTATCTAATGCAGGTAAATTTACTAATACAAAAGATGCAACAAAGTTTATGTTAGAGAATGGTGTTGAAAACATAGCAGTATCAAATATGAATATAGGAGTAGTAAATGAAATGTCAGAAGCATTAAGTAAAATACCAAGTAAATATAGAAGCAGTATTGTTTTAGGTGATTTTGCTAATTTTAAAAAAATAACAGATAGAAAGTTAGCAGGTGGTAGCCATAATTATGGAGTATCAATATCAGTTCCTAAAGTAGATACAAAATTATTAACATTTGCTGAAAAAAAGGCTATATTTGAAAGTCCATTAAGTGGTGGTGATTTTCATGTTATAGGTATAAACACAAGAAAATATAAAACATTAGAAAAGATAACTGAAAGAAAGTTATTAATACAACAAAAATATTATGAGCAAAAAGGTAGGAATTATTTTTTAAATACTGATGGTAAAGTTACAATACACCATGAATTTGGACATATTGTACACAATCAATTATCAAGTGAACAAAGAAAATTATGGGATAATATAGCAGAAAAATGGGCAGAAACAGCCAATGCAGATTTACTTAAAGTTAGGCAGGGTTGGACAGAACATTATGCAGAAGCATTTGCAGAAGCATGGGGTGCTTATAATGCAGGTGATAAATCAATACTACCATTAGAGGTAAAAGAATTTATAAAGGAGATAAAGTAAATGCTTGATCTTAAATTCTTTTTAAGAGTAGGACCTAATACAAGAGATAGATATAGAAAACATATTTTTGAAGATGCTAAAGATGTTTTTGGTAAGTCATTTAAAGGCTATACAAAAAAATATGGTGAAAGAAAAAAAGCAAACAAATTTAAAAGACAGGCAACACAATATGCAAGTAGCAATGCACCTGTATTAACATCTGATTTATTAAGAGATTTTAGTTTAATTAAAACAATGACCAATGGATTCCAATTAGGATTTGCTGCATTTGGTGCAAGAGTACAGCATTTAAAAAAGATGGGCAGAGTATTGTCAGCACCCAACCAAGCATTACCTGATGGTGTGATCCAATATTTAAGTAAAGAAGCAAGTATTTATATTAACAAGAAATTGCCTAAAGGTAAAAAAAGATATAGAATTGGAAAATAATTTTATATATATTATGATTAAGATTTTTCAAATAATACTCAACAAACAGAGGTAAAAAATGTCAGAAGAAAAAGTAGAAACTCAAGCAACTCAAGATACAGAGGTTAAAAATCACAGCACAAATGCTGAACAAAAAAATGTTCCATATGATAGATTTGCAGAAGTTAATCAAGCAAAGAATGATGCACTAGAACAAAATGGTAAACTCCAAGCACAGATTGATAAATTAAATGCTGATAATAAATCAAGAGCAGAAGCAAAGATGGTTGAAGATGGTAAGTTGAAAGAAGCACTTGATTTAATTACTAAAGAAAGAGATACATTTAAAAATCAAGCAGAGCAATGGACATCATATCAGGCTGATAAAAGAGAATCATTAATGAGCAAATTAACTACTGATGAAGATAAATCTATTGCAGAAGGTTTGAGTGATTTAAATAAACTAGAAACTTATGTTAATAAGGTTACTAATGTTAATGCACCATCAACTTCAACTGCAAGAGCCACAAGTGGTAAAGTAGGAGATTTTGGTGGATATTCTTCCTATTTAGAATGGGCAGAAAAAGACCCAAAAGGTTATAAAGAATCAAACAATACTGTAAAAGGACAAGGTATTAAAATTGGCTATGAATAAAAAACATAGCAAAATAGGTAATGTAGATTTTGATCCTAATAATGATATGGTATTGAAACCTAGAAAAGATGGTGATGTAGATGTTGATTACAAAGGTGGCAAGATGACTTTTGATGATTATATTGATGAGATGGAATCAAGAGCAACAAGACATCAAGAAGGTAAATCATTGACATCTAATTCACTAGGATTGTTTGGTGGTTTTGGTAAAGGCAAACTGAAGAAACCTTATAAAACAGATTAACAATGTCAAAATGAAGGCTAACAAGCAGTTGAAAGACATATATAAATTAAGGAGCAAGTATCATGGCTGAAACAGATACAGGTGTAGCACAAGGTGGTTTAGGAAAGATAGTAGGAGATGCAGTTATAGCATTTAATCATGCAAATGTAATGCTACCTTTAGTTACATCAAAACAAGCAGTAAAAGGTGCTATTACAGTACAATTTCCTGATTATACAAAAGTAGCATCAAGTGCAGTTGGAGCAGGAACAGATGGCTCTGATTATACAACAGTAACATCAATCACAACAGCAGCAAGAAGTGCTACAGTAAGTGAGCATGTAATTAGAGCAGATGTGACTGATTTAGCAGTAATGGGTAATGCTGAAGATTTAACAGGTAATGTTGGAAATATCTTGGGTAATGCAGTTGCTGCTAAACTTGATGATGACCTAGTTGAGTTAGGTAAATCATTTAGTCAAACAGAATGTGGTGCAGGTACTTCACTTGCATTATCACATATATTTGGTGCAATGAGGCAGTTAAGAGCAGCAGGTTCTCCATTTCCATATAATTTGGTATTATCACCAAAGCAAGTATGGGGTGCAAAAGGACTAATTGCATTAACTAATGATGCATCAGTAACAGGATCAAATGCAAAACCATTATCTTTACTTGGTAATAAAGGTGAAGAAGCAATGGCTACAGGCATGATTGGTTCTATTGCAGGGTTTGATGTTTATTGGTCAGACCAAATTGATGAAGATGTTTCTTCAGGTGGAGATGCAGCAGGATTTGCCTTTAGTAAAGGTGCTGTTGGATTGGCTATTGGACCTGAAGGGTTGTTTAGAATAGAAACTGAAAGAAATGCTTCATTTAGAAGTACAGAATATGTAGCAACAGGTTTTTGGGCAGAAACAGAAATCAAAGATGCTTTTGGTGTTTATATTCTATCAGATGTTTCATAGTAGTAAGCAGTAAGTAAGTAATGACAAACAGGTGAGGTGGCATAGTTGGAATGCCACCTTGCTTTAAAATTTCAATGGAGAAATAAATGAAACAATATTTTAAAAAAGCAAATGGAATGGTGTTTGAGTTAATGCCTAACCATGATTTAGAATCTATTAAAAGTAGATTTACTATGTGTGATAAAGATGGAAAAGAATTAAAAGAAGAAAAACCTAAAGCAAAGAAAAAGAAAGCAGGTAAATAATGGCTATTAAAGTAAAAAGTTTTTTACATAATGATGATAAGATAGTAAGTGCAGATGGTGATGCAGATGGCACATTGGCTGAAGATATACAAGATTGGGTAGATAGTCAAGATACTACACCTGCTAAAGTTTCACATAGTTGTACTAAATTTGGTTCAAAAGTATTTACTATTGTTATCATAGAAACTAATTAATAACTAATGTCTATAATAGCAGACATTAAAAGACATGAAGGCTATTCTAAAAAGGTTTACAAAGACACACTTGGTTATGACACAATAGGGATAGGCTTCTTGGTATCTTCATTAGAATTAGATGAAGATGTTTGTGATATTATTCTTGAAAGAAGGTTGATCAAGAATGAAAGAGTTTTAGAAAGAAAACTTTTATTCTATAAAGATTTACCACAGCCTGTTAAAAATATCCTACAAAATATGTATTATCAATTAGGCAATAGATTGTTTAAGTTTGTTAAAACATTGCACTATGTTGAGAATCACAAGTTTCAAGCAGCAGGTATAGAAATGCTTGATTCACTATGGGCTAAACAAACACCTAACAGAGCAAAAGAATTAAGTGAAGAAATGAGAAATTGTGAATAAAAAAGACACAGAAGTTGTGATTACACATTTAGAATACATCAAAGAAAAAGTTGATGCAAATCACAATCATTTAAAAGAATTGAATGGCAGAGTTAGAAAGAATGAAGTATCTATTTCTTGGATCAAAGGGATAGGCTTAACAGTTACATTTATAGTATCATCATTTATAACTTACTTTATGAAGGAGTAAAATGGGCTTAATATGTCCTGTTTGTTTTTCAAAGCAATTAAGAAAAGATGGTTGGGTGCATGAAAAACAGAGATGGCTTTGTAAGAAATGTATGGGCAAAACTATTTGTCCTTTAAATTCTGATGATGCAGAAATATTAACAGAGAATGTAAAACTTGCTAAACAAAAGCAATCCTACCAAGACCTTAACAGAATAGAAAGAAAGACATTTAGAGAATATGCAAGAGTAGAAAATGCTGTTGCTGTTTATAGTAAACAATTAGCAAAGATTTTTGACAAATATGAATTAAACAAACTTACTAAATCACATAAAAGAACTTCATCAGCAGTTGGTGTATTACAGTTTAGTGATGTGCATTTTAATGAATTGGTTGATTTAGAGCATAATAAGTATGACTTTAGTGTTGCATCTAAAAGATGTAAATACTTTGTTAAAAGGGCTATTATGTACTTTAAATCACAAAATATAAGCAATATATTAATAGCACAAACAGGTGACCTGTTAAATAGTGATAGAAGATTAGATGAATTGTTATCAATGGCTACTAATAGAGCAAAGGCTACTTTTTTAGCAGTAGATATATTTCAACAAGTGATTTTGGATCTAAATAAACATTTTAATGTATCAGTTGCATCAGTTACAGGCAATGAATCAAGAGTAAAAGATAATTGGGGCTGGAGTAAAATGTTAGCATCTGATAATTATGATTATACTATATTTCAAACATTAAAGTATTTATTTAAAGATAGTAAAGTTAATTTTATTAATGGTGATCCTACTGAATTAGTAGTTGAGGTAGCAGGTCAGAACTTATTAATGTTGCATGGTAATGGTGCAATAAAAAAAGGATTAGATACAAGTATAACACAGATTATGGGCAGATATAAAGCAAGAGGAACAAACATAGATTATGTTATATTTGGTCATATACATAGTGCAAGAGTGTCTGATAGTTTTTCAAGAAGCAGTAGTATGGTAGGTGCTAATGATTATTCAGAGAAAGCATTGAATTTAGCAGGTAGGGCATCACAAAATTGTTATATATTTTATGAGAATGGTAATAGAGATGGTGTGAAGATTGATCTGCAAAACTATGATGAAGATATGTATGATATAAACAAATCATTAGAATCATACAATGCTAAAAGTCATGACAAAGTAAATAGTGGAACAACAATATTTAAGGTGGTAGTATAATGGATTGGTTGGAAATATTAGATAGATATGGTATAGCAGTAATAGGATCAATAGCAATGGGATTTTATATATGGAAATCCACAAAGTTTATACAAGATGAACTTACAAGAGAATTAAGAGAATCTTTTGCAAGATTAGAAGGCATACAAATAAAGTTAATTGACCAACAAAAGAAGATGCAGTTAGAACAAAAAGGTTTAGAAAACAGTTATAAAACTTTAGTAGAAGTTATTGCTAAATTAAGTGGCAATGGATTAAGAGAAAAGTTTTTAAGAATGCAGGAAAGAAATGATAATAAAAAATATTAGCACAAGATGTCTTATATTATTATTATGGATATTAGATAAATTAGTGATGTTCCTATTATTTACATTAAGTAGAATATGACAAAAGATAAACAAATAGATATATTATGGAAGGCAGTAAATAAACAAGGAAGATACATAGAGCAACTTGAAATACAGGTTGCATCTTTAAAGAAAGATTCACATCCTCCAATCTTTAAAGAATCACAATATAATAATTTGGTTCAAAGATTAGAGTTTGTTGAAGCATTTATAAATCAATTAGAATTAATAACCAAAGGAGAAATGAACTAATGGAATTTTTAACTAACAATTTAACATTATTAGCAGGTGGAACAACAGCAGGTTTAGTATTATGGTTACTTAAAAGAATACCTAATGACAAGATATATGATACAGTAGAGAATTGTGCATATGCTTTAGGTAATTTAATGACATTAAGATTATCTAAAATGAAGTGGACTAAAGACCTATGGAATGCTACAGTAGAACCATACTTTATTGACTTAATAGATAATACAGTTGGTGCATTTATCAATGGATTTATCAATGGATTAAGGAGTGACAAGTAATGTTTCAAGTATTATTAGGCAAATGGATTGCTAAAAAAGGTGGTGTAACAGCATTGCTTATAGTTGGTGACCTTATCACAAAGATTACTAAATCAGAGAAAGATGATAAGATGTGGAAGAAAATCAGA